ATGACCGCAGCCACACCTGCGACCGCCACGCCAGCCGCGGCGATCAGCAGCGGCCCGCCAGCTATCAGGCCGCCTGCGACCGCAGCCATGATCAGCGGCGACATGTGCGACGTCTGCTCGGTCGTCGCGTTGCTGAAGTCGGTGCCGAACTCGGTGCCCATCCGCAGGGCGGCCCGCTTCACCTCGGCAGAGGAGGCATCCTCATCGACGTCGACCTTGACCTTGACGTGGGCGTCGCCGATGGTGGCCAGGTCGACCTTCGCCCGCTCGGCACCCTTGCGGGCGCCGTCGGCGATGTCGTCCTCGAGGTCCCGGCTGATCTTCTTACCGACCGCCTCAGCGGCCGGGGTGATCTGCGCGGAAAGCTTCTCGTCCCAGCCCCGCGCATCGGGGAGGACGTCGACCAGGACTGAACCGACGTTGATGCCGCCAGCCATGACCCACCCCCTATCCGGTAGCGCGGAACCTGTTCAGATAGGCGACGTTCGCCTCGGACTGGATGCGCTGCGGGCGGTTCACCCCCGGTCGGGGGGTGGGCTTTGGCTGCGGGTAGTCCTCGCTCCCACCCGTGCGGGCCACCACGAACCGCAGCCAGGCGACCTCATCGGTCAGCCCAGCCAGTTGGTAGTTCGTCAGCGCCCACGGCCCGTAGCGCACGTCCTCCTGCGGTGACGCCAGCTCTGCCAGCTCGGAGTTAGCCGCGTCCCGCAGCGCCGTCTGCGTCCACGAGTCGGCGGGCAGGTGCTTGATCAGCACCCAGAGACGGCGGTAAGACAGGAGCCCGCGCCACAGGTCCCGCAAGTCGATGCGGTAGTGGTGGAGCAGGTCCGCCTCTACTGCCTCCGCGTGATCGGTCAGGAATCCGCGGAGGCTTCGGATTTCCCCGGGTCTTCGCCGAGCCGCTTCCACATCTCGTTCAGGAAGGCGTTGACCTGCTTGTACCGCTTCTTCCGTGCAGCCCAGATCGCCTTAGCGTCGTCGTCGAGCGCCAGCTCGACCCACTCCTTGGTGCGACCGGCCTGCAACGCCTCCAGGGCGCCCTCGAACCACTCCGCGGGGCGCGGGACGAGGATGTCCACCGACCCGTCGTCGGTGACCAGAGGAACCAGCACGCCCTCGGCCGGGACGTTCGCCTCGGCCTCGACAGCCTTCAGAGCTGCGGAGGTCACAGGCCCAGCACCACCGCGTCAAGCAGGAACGCCCGCTTCACGGACACACCCGAGCTCGTCGGGTAGGCCGTGATCGTGACGCCGTACTCGATCAGGGTGTCGGTCTTGTAGACCGGGTTCTTGCGGGCCGTGATCTCGCCGCGAGGCACGTAGAACCGGATGTGGTTGGTGCCGGCGAGCATGTCGAACACCCAGGAACGCACGTCGAGGGCGCCCGTGGTGTCGTCAGTGAGGGACAGCAGGCTTCCCGTCGCGCCACCCGTGGTGGTCGCCACGGTGATAGCGGGGGAGGTGCCGCCCGTGAACGTGCCGACCGGCACGAGGCTTCCGACGTTCTGGTTCGCCAGGGTTCCAGCGAAGGTGACGACGTAGGAGACGCCCGCGGTGCCGGTGACGGTGGCGTTGCCCGCGCCGATCGTGGACAGGGCCTGGAGGGCGGTCTGCACGGCGGCCGGGGCGGCGTTGTAGGCCAGCGCCGGGGTCGTCGCACCGTTGAACGTCAGCGAGAACGAGCCGCCGGTCGGGGCGCCCGTGATCGTGAGGGTCTGCACCTCGTTCGTCGCGGTCCCCGTCGGGGTCACGCCGCCCGGCACCTTGTAGAAGGTCGAGAGGACGTTCGCGTTCGACTCCAGGAAGGACACGTCGAACGTGTGCTTCTGATCGGTGACGACCGTCTTGAACGTGGTGATGTTGCCCCACCGCTTGAACTCAGTGCGGGACTCGGCGAGGTTCTCGGTGATGCCCGCGACCGAGATCGCGCCGAGGTCGACCCACGGCGCGACGAGGGGGGTCATGTCCCCCGTCATCGGGTCCGCGGTCGTCGTGGGGGCGTTGGAGGCGATACCGCTAGCCATCGCCAGGGCGTAGTTGGTGTTGACAGCCATTACGGCAGTTCCTCTCGGGCAGGCCAAGTGCCCCCGTGCCGGTCAGCAGGGGGTTCGGACGGGGGCGGGATCTAGCTGGGTGGGGCGATGACGTGCAGCTCGTGCGCGGTGACGAACTCGCGCAGGAGGGTGTCCGGGTACGGGGCGTGCGTCGGACCCGATACCTGCCGGGCCTTCGTCACCACCGACCCGGCGAGGGTCTGGCCGCGGAGCTTGGTGAGGATCGCGGCATCCAGCCGGTCCGCCAGGTCGGCGGCGGCCCCGTAGCCGTTCGCGTAGCACTCGAAAGTGACCACGGGCGCAGCGAAACGGGCCGCGTTCTCGTCGGCCACACCGCCCGTGCGGACCACACGGACCACCGGGACGACGGTCTGGAGATCAGCCGGCGTCTCGGTCAGGAAGCGGACGCCGGGCAGTTGGCTGGGCAGCCAGGCGATCAGTTGCGCCTCAATCGACATCGGGCTCGGCGAGCGCCTTCACGAACTGGCCCTTGACGCCACGCTTCGGCACATCGACGTGGGCCTGGTCGGCGAGCTCGGCCAGCTCGACCTTCTTCAGTTCGGCCAGGTCATCCTCGGTGACCAGCACCGCCCGACGCATCTCGGTCAGCACCCTTACCTCGACATCGGTGACGAGGATCGGCTTGTCGCCGTAGTTCTTGATGTCGGGCTCGTAGGTGTAGCGGATCAGCGGCATGGTCAGCCTCTCGCAGCGTCGATGGATTTGCCGAGAATGTGTTGGCCCTCGCGGTGGCCGCGGCCGACCTTGTCGCCGTACTCGATCTTCGCGGCGTAGTCGACGTTGTTCTCCACGCGCCCGTAGGCGCGGGACGTCTGCCCGTGACGGACACCGGACGAGACCTCCCAGGAGGAGGCGTAATTGCCTTCGTGCGGATCTCCGGGCGGGCCCACAGGGGAACTCGCTCGGGCCGCCTCGGCGATCTTCTCCGCCCGCTCACGCATGTGCGCCTGCATCTCCGCAGAGCGCAGCATGTCGCCGATACCGTTGTAATCCGGCTTGTACTCGCTCACCCGGTCACCCGCTTGAGCCGGACCTCGACGCTGTAGTCCGGCTGCCACCCGGAGAACGGGTTGGAAGGCCACGACCGGGCGTCCCCATCAACCTCGTAGTCCAGCCCGCCGACGGTGACCGAGTCGATCGCGGCCACGTTCGTGCCGGTCAGCAGGTACACCGTCGGCTGGGTGGTGAGCAGATCCTGGCCCTGCACCTGCTCACTCGAGCCGCCCGGGGCGAACACCCCGGCCACAGTCGCAGGGACCGACGTGAAGACGTCGTTCCCATAGCTGTCGGTACCGGACTTGACCCGCTTGTTGAGCGTCACAGGCACCGTGAACACGACCGGCACGGGATCACCAGCCGTAGACGCGGCCGTAAGTGCTGCCGCATGAGGTTGTCGTGTTCGCGAACCCATGAGACTGCCCCGCCGGCTGGTAGCCGAGGATCAGCACCAGATCGGCAGCGGTCAGGAACACGTTCCGCATCGGATTGGCGAACGTCCGAGACTGCGAATACGGGCCCATTCCTTCGGACTGCTGGGCCACCCCATCCTCTGGGGCGACCATCGCACGCTTCACCATGCCGGCGACGACCAGCCGTACAACCGCCGCGTCGAGAGCGCCGGACGCAATCTGTGCGTCGATGCCCGGGAAACGCGCCCGGACGATCGCCGACGCATCCTCGGCGAGGACGTCGGCGGTGTCCTTCTCTGCATCGGTGAGGGGCCGCCACCGGTACTCCACGTCCTCAGCTATGGCGAATGGAGTTGCCATGACGGCCCCCCTACCTCAGTTGGACGGAGCGGCCGGAGCCGCCTTCTTCGCAGCAGCCTTGGCGGGCTCGCCGTCCAGCGACTCGATGAACTTGTCCGCCTGGAGCCGCTTGATCTCGTCAGCACTGACGAAGTCGGGAACGACCGCACCCTCGTAGAGGTACAGATCCGACCGGTCTTCCTTCTTCGTGATGAC